ACTGCTCTCTCTAACAGCTTGCAGCACCGTCAGTCCCGTTCCGAAGCAGATTCCCTGTCCAGTTCCTCCGGTGCTAGACAGGCATCCTGTAGTGGAAAAGAGCTTTACCGAGAGGATGGGCAATTTCTTGTCAGGATCGCTGGAGAGGCCGACGAACTCAGAACAGCCCTCAAGCAATGCTACACCCAGTACGAAGCCCTAAGAAAGTGACTCTGAGGCTTGCGTAGCGATCTCTGAAGCCGTTTTTATCATCTGGTCATAGGTCTGACCGCTACCCCTAGCAATTAAGCCTCCTAGAGCCGCTGCGAAGAAGATGCGCCAATCATCGTTGACTGGTACTCCCGTAACTTGTTCTGCCACAGGTTGCCACTTAGGATCATCAGGATTCTTTCTCGGTCTACCCATTACGTTCCCTTAGTTGTTTGACAATTCTATTAATGTGATTTACTGGTGTCGGTTTACCAGATAGGTTCCTGTAGATACTTGGGGATTTCTTCTCAATACAGGACTTGCAAATCCATCTGGTAGTGCCTTTAGTGGGTCTTGTTATGCCACCGTTCTCATCCCTAGTGGCTTGGCAACTCGTACAAAATCTAGTCATAGTCTACGTTGGCAAGTAAAGGCTTGGATGTCTACGCGAAATGCCCCTGCAAACTTGCAATCAGAGGCTATCCGAGATTCTGTTTGAACCCCACCGATATACCAGCCGATAACGCAGAGGATGATGGCAACGATAGACTTAGCCCACCATTTATTGACCATTTCGATTGCTTTAGTGATGTCATTTGTCATCTTTAACGAATACTCCTTCTTTGTTTAGGTAGCCTTTACGATCCTTAATCTGCTCGTAGGCTGACTGGAAGCATTGCTTTAGATCGACATCTTCAATAGCAGCAACCATAGTAAGGCATACAAGAACGTCCCCAAGTCCATCGATAATTGATTCACGGTCTCGCTTGGTAATCGCATCTGCTAACTCTCCCATTTCAGAAAAAGCCTTCAATAGCTGCGTCTTAGCGTCAGAGTTCTGAATAATCCCTCTGGCCTCACCCCAACGTACCACTAACAGTTCGGTAGCCTCGTAGCTCATAGGAAACTCTCAATCTCAACGATAGGCATATTGAAAGCCTTGTGAATGGCGATCTTAGTCTCAGCCGACACCCCATTGTGACCGTTACGAATCTTGCTAATCGTAGGCATGGATACGCCTATTCTTAGGGCTAGTTGACGGTCGTTCTTGATCTTGTGCGTTTCTTTCAAATAGTCCAACAGTTTCATTTTTTCTCCTGAGTTAGTAGACCGCTTACGGCGGTCAGTCGGCATACTCACATAGAAGGGGAGACAAACGTAAAGGAGCTATGCGTATGCTGCGTAGGTTACTTGCCACCTATCGCTAGGCCGAAGGGTGAGGTACTCGCTACACCAGTTCTATCCTTGACGATTATTAATCGAAAAGCTGGCATCCGCTTTCCCTCATGGTTAATAGCAATTCGTATTGCAGCTAGCACCATAACAGCAAGTTGTACAAGTTACACACCGACCAGCATCACAGTATGTATGATAGGTACAAGTAGCGTAAACGAGTGGTGCTGTAACGGCTAACCAGAGTGCGAATAGGTATTTCATAACTCCTCCTTAGAATGGTGCGTCACTAAGATCATCGTCTTGAAACTCGGCCTTCTTTGCTGGCTTTTTAGTTTCCTTCTCCTTGACCGCTAGAGAGAAAAACTTACCGTTCTTGCCTTCCTTAAGCCAGCCAGAGAGCCAGTAATCCTTGCCATCGATGTTTATTGTGCCGCTATAGTCCGGGTGCTTGTCAGACTGTTTGTTTGAGTTACGGCCTAGCATCCCGCGATTAGTGTTGTCGTATTCCATGATTATCCTTTAGTAAATTTCTTAATTGCTGATCGTTGCTTGCTATCCAACTGGCTCCAGAGTGCAGTTTTCCAGTCTGCGTCTAGTTCCAGAGAATTGATGTACTCCACAGCTTCCGCTACCTGATCCTTGTGAATCATTAGGATGATGTCTGCTGCGTAACTACGAATCTCATCTTGAGATTGTTCGTCTAACGTATCAAATACGGACTTAGTAATCGGTTTAGCGGACTTAGGTTCGTCTGAGCCTGTGGTTGCGTCTAGTGCGTCATGCTCACAGATTGCCAGAGCCATTACCAGCAGATACCGAGTAATGTAGGTAATTGATGCACCTAGATTCTGTACTTCATGGCATCCCTTAAGTTGAGCCGAAGCCATAGGGCAGGTGAACTTAGCAATGCCACCGTTAACGGTATCAATAACCTGCATGGTTGCTAGGTCGCTGGTGAACTCTAACGTATGGCAAAGTCCGAGTTCGTTGAATATCGAGTTGACGGTAGGCAGGAAGTCGGTGAGTTCAAAGTACCGATAACCTGCGAACTTATTGTGTCCTGACTTCTTGAGTTCTACATTCTGGAGTTTGACTCTAGCTTGCTGTAGCTTCTCATAGACTTTGGTATCCATTATTTATCCTTTAGCGAATTTCTTATTGAAGATGATATTGTTAGGTTGTGTTTCCTTAGTAGCTTGTATCTTTGCAGCCTCCTTTTGCTCTTTGCGAATACGGTCAAAAGTTTTACGAATGTTTGTTTTGCCAGACGGGACATATTTGAATGAAGGGTCTAGGATTGATGTCATAAGCTGTCCAAAAGTAACGCTAGGAGAAACATTAGAAAGATGACTTTACCAGAATGGCGGTCAATGAAGTCAGCCAACTTATCGTCTGCTCTGAATAGTTTGTTCATACGTCTCTCCCTTTATATTCACGGTCTTTGCGTTCCTGATAGAGTCGATCTTCACGGTCAAAGTAACGATCTTCCTCAGTCTCCTCGTACTCCGGTAAATTCTTTTCCTTAACGGTACGGTTAATCATTCCGATAATGAACCGTTGCAGGTTGTCCCTAAGTTGGATAGGATTTTGGTGATGCTGCGACCAAACCCATAACATCTGCGAGAATTCTTCACCAATATCAGCGGCTGTCATGTGGCAAAGTACATCTTCAGGATGTCCTTCAAGTAGCTCATAAAGTAGGAACTGCTCGAATTCTTGTGCGTTCATATTTATCCCCTAGTAGTTACCGCTTCGAAATAGTGCCACAGATTAATAGGTAATTGTGAAATATTTTCTATAAAGAAATAGAAATCAATAGTGAAGTTCTATTACCAACCGTCAACATTATGAGACAATGAAATACGAGAAAACATTACAAAAACTGAAAGAGACTCAACCTAAGTTAGATAAGTTCCCAGAACCAAGAAAGACTACGCCACGTGGACAACCAATTGAAAGACGAAGATTTATCGTTCTCACCTCCAAAGTCAAACCCAGCACCTTCTAAGACTTATAGCTTTGGGTTGAGGTATTGCTATGGCTGTAAGAAGTCCAGATCAGCAGGACAGTTTAAGGAACACAATGTTTGTAAGATTTGTCAGCTAAGAAACATTACGGTATAGTTCACCGGGAATGGCTAGGTTCGCTACCGAAAAGACGATTTCTCACCGTCCTGCCTGACCCACCTAATTTGTGAGATTGCCGAGGCTAACTGCCTCACGAGAAAGGCAAAGATATGCACTACTACCAGCACCATATCGGTGACTTCATCAAGGCTACTTCTCGCCTAACAGATTCACAGGCAATGGCATATTTGCGCCTGATCTGGATGTACTACGACTCCGAAAAACCCCTTCCTAACGATATAGACGTTCTTGCTTTGCAGGTCGGGTTACCAGCCGATCAAGTCCATTTGCTGCTACGAGCCTATTTCCGGCTTGAGGATGGTGTATGGAAACACTCACGTTGTGATGCAGAACTTGATGAATATCGTAGCTTTGTTGGCAAGAAATCACTTGCTGGTAAAGCATCTGCTGAACAACGGAAGAACAAACGCTTAACACCTGTTGAACAGGTGTTGAACGAGTGTTCAACGGACGTTCAACTAACCAATAACCATAAACCAATAACCAATAACCATAAACCAATAAAAACAAGTAAAGCGGACGTAGAACGTCCTGACGATATTCCTGAAGATTTATGGATTGATTTCCAGAAACATCGAAAGATTAAGAAAGCTCAGATAACGCAAAGAGTTATCGATACCTTACGAAAAGAAGGTGATAAGGCTGGACTAAAGTTACCTCAGGTAATGGAAAAAATGATTGTGAACAACTGGCAAGGGTTTCACGCAGAGTGGGTTAAACCAAAAGAAACTAAGCAGACAGACTGGTGGATGAACGACAGGAGGATCAAATGATTGGAGACTTACTAAACAAGCTGGAAAAGGTTAAAGGTTCAAAAGGTCGGTGGATAGCTTGCTGTCCTGCTCACGTTGACAGATCGCCAAGCCTTGCCATAACGGAAACTGACGATGGTCGAATCCTGCTCAAGTGCTTTGCCGGATGTTCAGCACAACAAGTCGTTGAAGCGGTAGGAATGGACTTGACAGACCTATTTCCTAACGACAACAATCTAAGTTCCCTTAAGGAAAAACATTTTAATAAACCAGTACGCAGACCGTTTTACGCATCAGACCTGCTGAAAATAATCCAATTTGAGGCACTTTTAACGTCCGTAGCGGCGTTTGATTTGAGCGAGGGTAGGCAGGTATCGGAAGTAGACAGAAAACGCCTTAAAACGGCTGTATCGAGAATCAACGAAGCAGTTTCTTATATTCAATAATTTATGGAAATCTCTCAAACTTTTACGTTTGAAGCTGCTCATACGTTAGCTCGGTTAGTCCCATTAGTTGAATACGAGCCGAGTATGAGAATTCATGGACATTCTTACGTTGCTACGGTTGCGGTCAAGGGTGAGATGGGTGCTGATGGGATGCTGCAATTTTTTAGGCTTCCAAAAAATAAGCGGCAAAGGGTTGACTTGTTTTACTTGCGGAAAGAAATCCAAGAGGTCAGAGCAAAGTTAGACCATCGTTTCCTTAATGAAATTGAGGATTTGCCGCACCAGACGCTAGAGGCACTATGCGTATTCATCTTTAATCACATTAATCAGTATTTCCCTGTCGCTTGGGTCAAGGTTGAGCGACCATTAAGCGGAGATGCTTGCCGATACGATGGTGTCAAATGATCCACTATCACGGCCTTCCAATAACCCCGGCAACAGCAGCTCTAAGGGCGATAAGTGGTGGTCATGCGTTTGTTTCCTTTAGACATTCAGACCAACTAACGATAGCGTTAGAGGCTTCTCAGTCTTTTGCTGTGGATAACGGGGCTTTCAGCGCGTGGAAATCCGGCAATCCTGTAGAAGATTGGATTCCGTTTTATCAATGGGTGGATAGATTGCGACGTTATCCAGCGTTTGATTTTGCTGTAATCCCAGACGTTATTGACGGTGACGAAAAGGCAAATGATGACTTGCTGGATGAGTTTCCTTTTGCGGTTTATGTTGGCGCACCGGTATGGCATTTGCATGAGAGCCTAGATAGATTGGATCGGCTAGTAACTAAGTATCCAAGGATTTGTTTAGGCTCGTCTGGTGATTTTGCAAACATAGGAACCCCTGCTTGGTGGAGTCGGATGGCTGAGGCAATGGATGTTATTTGCGACGATGAAGGATTGCCAAAGACTAAGATTCACGGTTTGCGGATGCTGAATCCTGATGTCTTTACGAGATTTCCATTTTCGTCCGCTGATAGCACAAACATAGGTCAAAACATCGGGATTGATAGCGCATGGCGTGGTACTTATACACCACCAACAAAAGAGGCTAGAGCTGCTCTAATGAGGGAGAGGATTGAATCACACCAAAGCGCACAGGTATGGGATAGAACTGTTGCGCCTATTCAGGTAAATTTATTTGATTAACTAGGGGAAACTATGAGTCTTGAGGCAAGAGCGATAGAACTAGACGAGGCTAGGAAGGCTCGAATCCTAAAGTCAGAAAGTATTGACGTAGAGAAGTATCTACATTCAAACGACGTAACGATACGGGTTAAGAAGGCTTCTGAATGGCTAGATTCCATCAAAGAGGCTTACTTATCGGAAACGGTAGAAAAAAAGATCGTTATGCCTTGGGTCAGAACCCATGATTCTTTTGCCTATCGTGAGGGTGAGGTAACTGTCTACGCAGGTTCTAACGGTGGTGGTAAGTCGCTTATCACGGGTCAGATAGCGTTGAGTCTGGTCAAGCAGGGTCAGTCAGTCTGCATAGCGTCGTTTGAGATGAAGCCTGAACGGACGCTACAGAGGATGCTTAGACAGTTTTCCGGGGAATCGTTGGATGATCCGTTGACTCACGACAGGGCAGGATTTATCACGAAGATGGTTGACCGGATGGATAAGTTTCTATCCGACAAGATGTACCTGTACGACCAGCAGGGAACTACGTCACCGGAGAAGGTGATTGCTATGAGTCGGTATTGCGCCATCGAGCTAAAGGTCAAGCACATCGTTATCGACAGCCTGATGAAGTGCGTCAAGAACGAGGATGACTTCAACGGTCAGAAGTCTTTTATCGACGAGCTAACGGCATTGGCTAGGGATCACAATGTACACATCCATCTAGTCCACCATATCCGCAAGCAGCAGACGGACGAGACACAGCCGAACAAGAACGATTTGAAAGGGTCTGGAAGTATCTCGGATCAGGTGGATAACGTCTTTTTGGTTTGGAGAAACAAGAAAAAAGAAAACCAGAAGAACCGGGGTGAGCAGATAGACGAGACTCAGCCGGATACTTTCCTAATGTGCGAGAAACAGAGGAATGGTGACGGTCAGGAGTGGTACGGACTCTGGTACGACAGTCTAAGTCAGCAGTTTGTGGAGAGGATAGGAGCGAGAATTGACTTTGACAACCGAGGAAGTTTTAAGGCATAGGTGTGAAGTCCGTCAGGTTCTGGCTTGGCGTACTGAAGACAGGGGCAAGGCAATGGAGTATTTGGCTAGGGTCAAGGGTGACAGGAGAGACCAGCTAGAGAAGGATTGCCGAATCCAATGGGAACGTGGAAACCGAGGTAAATGGGGGGATTGGCGTGGTCTATAAACGGGTGGATTCAAATCAAGTCCAGATTGTTAAAGAGCTAAGACGCTTGGGGATGGAAGTCGAGCATCTTCACGGGGTAGGCAAGGGATGTCCTGACATTCTTGTGGGATACCGGGGCAAGAACGTCCTGCTGGAGATAAAGAAGGACGATAAAGCCAAGCTGACCCCGGATCAGGTCTTATGGCATCACAGTTGGAAAGGTCAGGTAGCTATTGTCACTAACGTAATCGATGCGGTTAAAGCGGTGAAAGAGGTTTGCCGAGAGCCATGAAGACCATAACGATAACGGATGAGGACTACGATTTATGCGTGATGGTTGCAGCCATGAGGAATATGGTTTCTAGGGCTAGCAATACCAAAGACCGTCAAATGGGCAATCAATCTGCGCTAGAGACAGACTTGACAGGGATCATTGGCGAGTACGCATTTTGTAAGCTACACAATGTTTTTCCAGACTTAATCGCTAAAACTAGGTCAGGGTCTTACGACTGTTTTTTTAAGGGACAGCGGATTGACATAAAAACAACCAAATACGAAGACGGTAGGTTATTGGCAACGACTAAGCTAAACGACGATGTAGATGTCTATGTGCTGGCTATCGTTAATGGCAAGAGCGTAACTTTCCCCGGATGGACGAGAAAGAGCCAGCTAATCAAAGAGGAAAACCTAAAGAACTTGGGGCATGGAGAAACCTACGTCATGGATCAGGAGAAGCTAAACCCTTGGAAATAGCCGGGAATAGGATTTACCTATCGAAAATGGCGTTTCCCGATAGAAATTATTTAGTTTACCGATGGAAACCTTTTGTGAGAGTATCTGTCCATACCGCAGCACACAGCGGGATGACTAAGGGGAATGAGATGATGATTACAGAGAAAACGATTCGCGGTGACAGCCAATGGGTCAAGATTACTCGTGACAACAAGAACCGCACATTCACATTTGCTCATGGTTACGCTGGTCAGTATCAGGCACACCATATTATGGAACTGCCATTTAAGTGGATTGCAAACTGGACTGAAGCAATCGACCATGCGAATCGCACAATAGCAACATACGCTTAATTAACTAACCGGGGGAAACCCCGGCGTTCTAGGGGAACAAAATGGGAATCGTAAAAGCTAGCATTTTTCAAGAGACCAACGGCTACGGCAAAACTTTCTTTATTGGTGAGTGCGAGGCATTGCCAATCCGCACCAACATTGCCGAGTTACAGGGTGAGTTAGTTGAGTTTCTTGGCGATACGCGACAGGATGTGATTGAGCAAATTATCTCAGCCTTAAAGTCTCGCGGTATGTCAGGCAAGTTGCGTATTATTTAATTAACAATCCGGGGGAAACCCCGGTTTTTCAAGGGGAGCAACATGGAATTAATCAAAGTTGGCACTTATGGTCAGATGATGGGGCATTTTGATGATGATAATTTATTTAAACCTGAAGCCAAGAATCTGATTGATGCTTATGAAAAGCTGTGTGATAGAACGCTATGGCGTATGAGGCATTCAGTATCTGACGATCAGTGTAGAAAAGAGGCTATTTGTTTTTACGCTGGAGTTAAAGCATTAGAGACAGCATTATGTATGTACCTAGTTGGAATCGCAGATGAAAAACCAGATTTTGAAGACCTAATTGATTTTGCGCGTGAAGTAAAAAGTATTAATTTTTTACCAACAGAAAAATAAGGGGATGAAATGGAATCAATCAAAATCGAAGGTGTAGAGCAGCATACAGGTGTGTACGTTGGTATTGTAAATAATGGCGTATGGGTAAACGTGCTGGTTAAGAACGGTAATGCAAATCTTTGCATAACTCCAGAGAACGCAGAAAAGCTAATCGAGGCAATCCGAGTCGCTATCGTAGAGGCTTCAAATGAAGGTTGATCCTCACGAGGCAATCGACTTTATCTACCGAAACTCTACGGCTTACGCCAAGGCTAAGGCTGAAGTTACCTACCTTGAGGAGTTTCGCAAGAGCAAGAAAGCAATCTTATTCTCACAAGCAATCGGGAATACGGTAGCTGACAGGGAGAATCAGGCTTACGCTCACCCGGAGTATCAAGCCTTACTAAAGGGGCTTCAGGCGGCTGTAGAGGCTGCTGAGGAACTTAGATGGCAATTGATAGCGGCACAGGCTCGGATCGACGTATGGCGGTCTCAGGAGGCTAGTAATCGGACTATGGATAGGGTGACTCAATGACAAGAGATGACATTGTCCGCATGGCACGAGAAGTTGCTGGCGTTACTTATCCGGCTGGAATCGCTGGCGTAAAAATTGGAATGTCAGAAGAACATCTCGAACGCTTTGCCAACCTAGTCGCAGCGGACAGCGCAAGCAAAGAGCGTGCGGCATGTGCGGATCTTTTGGATAAAGGGGTAGACCTATCTGGACTAGCTGGTAGTCCGTCTATGCAATTATTTTGTGCAACGTTACTAAAAGGTTTTGCTGACTCTATCCGAGAAAGAGGTGCGCCATGAACAGAGATGACATTATCCGCATGGCGCGGGAAGTTAGCGGTGATGATTGGGGGCTATTCCGAGACTTTATGCCAGAGATTAAACGCTTTGCTAAGTTGGTAGCAGCAGCAGAGCGTGAGGAATGTGCCAAGGTTGTTGAGCAAGCTGGCATAGATGGATACGGAACTTTAGCCGCTGCTGTATTGGTGAGAGAAAGGGGTAAGCTATGACTGACCTACAAGATAACGTACCAGACGATAGCAATTTGGCACAATGTGAGTGGTGCGGTTGGGTAGTAGACTGGGATGAGGTTCCGAGGGCTAGGGACTTATCTGGCGAGATCGTTACTTGCTGCGAGGAATGTAATGAGGGTGAGTCGTTTGTAAATTATCCGTCTAAGAGGTTCAATGTACAGAAGCAAGAAGCTGCTTGAGAGAGCCAGACACCTACCTTGTCAGCATTGTGGCAGGGAGGACGGGACAGTAGTAGCAGCCCACTCGAATCAGTTGCGAGATGGGAAAGGAAAGGGTATAAAGGCTAGTGATTATCGAATTGCTAGCCTTTGTTTTTTTTGCCATTCTGAGCTAGATCAAGGCAAGAATCTTTCCAAGCAGCAACGGCTAGAGATGTGGGAGGAAGCCCATCGTAAGACGGTAGGGCTACTTTTTGAACGTGGCTACTTGGAGGTTGTATGAAGAAGATGTCTAAGGCTCAAAAGAAGGTCGGTAAAGTTTTAGGTGAGTTCAAGGAAGGCACTCTCCATAGCGGCAAGGGTGGCAAGGTCGTAACGAACCCTAAGCAAGCCGTAGCTATTGCCCTAAGTGAAGCTGGCATGGCTAAGAAGGGCAAGAAGAAATGAAGCCCGGACTCTACAGTAATATCCACCGAAAACGTGAACGTATCGCTGAGGGTAGTGGCGAGAAAATGCGTAAACCGGGTTCTAAAGGTGCGCCAACTGCTAAGGCGTTTAAAGAATCAGCTAAGACAGCCAAGCCGAGGAAAAAATGAAGAACGGTCAAAAGAAATCTGACAAAGAGTTGCTAAAAGAGTATCTCGACGAAGAAAAAGAGAAGAAAAAGAACGGTGTTAATGAGATAGAAATCGAGATCAAGATTCCTATGGGTAAGCAGAAGCGGGGTAAAAATGGCCGCAGCATGGACTAAGAAGGCCGGTAAGAACCCTAAAGGTGGCTTGAATGAAAAGGGCAGAAAGTCCTACGAAGCTGCAAATCCCGGCTCTGATCTTAAGCCTCCTGTTAAATCTGGTGATAACCCTCGTCGTGCTTCATTTTTAGCGAGGATGGGCAATATGCCGGGAGCAGAGCGTAAACCTAACGGTGAGCCTACTCGACTACTTCTAAGCCTACAGGCATGGGGAGCTAGTTCTAAGGCCGATGCCAAGGCTAAAGCAGCCGCAATATCCGCAAGAAACAAGAAAAAATGAGATATACCTACGGGCTGGAGAACATCCGGGTTCGGCATTGGGGTGAGGAAGCAGACATTCGGATCGGGTCTTTTTGCTCGATTGGCGATAACGTCGAGATATTTCTAGGAGGGAATCATCGGACAGACTGGGTAACGACCTACCCTTTTGGGCATATTCATGAGGATGTATTCCCTTGGCATGGTGAAGGGCATCCGGGTACTAAAGGCGATGTTGTCATTGGTAACGATGTTTGGATAGGGTCGGGATGTACGATTATGTCTGGCGTTACGATAGGTGACGGTGCTGTCCTAGCGGCTAAGTCTGTGGTTACAAAGGATGTCCCTGCTTATGCGGTAGTCGGTGGGAATCCAGCCAAGGTCTTAAAGTACCGTTTCAACGGGGATCAGATAGACAAGCTGCTAGAGAATCCTTGGTGGGAACTACCAGAAGCCCGTATAAACGATTTAATCCCGTTGCTGTGTTCAGACAAGGTAGAGGACTTAATTGCAGCCCTTAACGCTTAATTTAGGCTCTGGTAAGGATTGGCGGGATGACTGCTTAAACGCAGACATTCAGGCTAGGGTAAAGCCGGACTGGGTGGCAGACATTTCTCGGGTGAACTTTGGCGAGGTTATAGCTACTCGGTTTGGGGAAATTCAGATCAAGCCTTATATGTTTGATAAGATCATTGCTAACGATGTCTTGGAGCATATTCCAGACTTGGTAGGCGCGATGACGAACTGCAAGAATCTGCTAAAGCCGGGAGGTGAGTTCCATATTCACGTTCCTTACGAGCTAAGTCTAGGAGCATGGCAAGACCCGACTCACGTTAGGGCGTTCAACGAGAATAGCTGGCTGTACTACACAGATTGGCATTGGTACTTAGGGTGGGAAGATCGGTTTTACATGAAGCAGCTAGCGTTTAACCTGTCTGAGTACGGAAATGAGTTAGCAGAAAAGAAAGTAACAGACGCAGAAATACTGAGAACTCCAAGGGCTGTAGATTCGATGAGTGTTATTTTATGCAAGCAATAGTTATATGTACGGTAAACAACCCCGGCATTACTGTGCTGCTGGAGTCTATTCGTTGCTATGGTGACAAGTTACCCGTGTACTTATGTAGTAATAATCTTGGACTCTGGGCTAGAGCAAGAGAGATCACGGAAAACCTTATCTACCGACCCAATCCTGCTACCAATTTCGGAGATGCTTATAACGCAGCCTGTGACTATGCCTTTGAACATGGCAAGTTTGACTCATTGATTTTAGCTAACGATGATGTGGTTCTTAATCCAGATACGCTATCGTTAATGCGGGAAGATGCTGGGATTCTGGAATCTCGTGGCGTGAAATACGGATTCTTAGGTGCTAGGTCGGACTATGTATTGCCGGATCAGAACATCAGGTTCCCGGTGGATGGTGACAGACGGGCAGGATTGAAGTGGGAAAGCGAGCATCAGATCAAGTTGACTCCGGTGATTGCGCCTATTTTCGCGTCAATAAGCCGGGAAGCATGGGAAGTAGCTAAGTTTCCGTCAACTAATTGGTATTCAGATAATATAATATGCCATGACTTGAACGTGGCGGGTTATCAGCATTTCGTCAGCAGGGCTTATGTGCATCATGCAGGAAGCCAGACGGTAGGTGTTGATTTCAAGAAATGTCACGAAGAACCGAAGGCGTGGATATTAGAGAACCGCCCAGATATGTATGAAGCGATATACGCATGACACTGGAAAGGTAGTGCAAAGTGCAGATAAAGACAGTATCAGTAGAGAAACTCATCCCTTACGTCAGGAACAGTAGGACACATTCTGACGGTCAAGTAGCACAAATCGCGGCAAGTATCAAAGAATTCGGATGGACTAACCCTATCCTTGTGGACGGGGAAAGCGGCGTTATAGCTGGTCATGGTCGGCTATTGGCTGCAAGAAAGCTAGGCCAGAAGGAAGTTCCGGTCATCGAGCTAAAGCATATGACGGAGAGCCAGAAACGGGCTTACGTTATTGCCGACAATCAATTAGCCATGAACGCAGGTTGGGATACGACCTTGTTATCGTTGGAACTAGCCGACTTAAAGGAACAAGGGTTCGAGATGGACGTACTCGGATTCGATCCTAAAGAGCTAGATAAGCTGCTGGAGCCTGAGCAGGTAGATGGATTAACGGACGAGGATGCCGTACCTGAGACTCCGGTAGAGCCTAAGACGAAGCTAGGGGATATTTATCAACTTGGCAATCATCGGTTAATGTGTGGGGATAGTACGAGCATTGATGCGGTAGAGAAGCTGATGGATGGCGGCAAGGCTGACGTGTTGTTTACCGACCCTCCATATGGGATTGATTTTGCTCCGCAACGTGGTACGCATGGAAAGATTCTTAACGATGCTTTAACTGGAACTGAATTTGATGACTTTCTTGATGATGTATTTGGTGCGGCATTGCTGTCAATGAAGCCAGATACATATGCGTTTGTTTGGACTGGGTGGCCTAAAATTGGAGCATTTGAGCGTTCATTAGGGAAATATTTTAAGATTCAGGCAATGCACGTTTGGGTAAAAAATAATTTTGGCATTGGTTACTATTCTCGACCAAAACATGAGCCTTTCTACCTTTGCCTCAATGGGAAGCCTGTTTATCCAAATAAAGCACCGGCTGACGTATGGGATTTTGCTAAAGTCCAGAAAACAATTCATTCATGCGAAAAACCAGTTGGCTTAATTCAAGAGATTTTAGATGTTTACCATAAGAACAGCATAGTTTTAGATTTGTTTGGCGGCAGCGGGAGTACGCTAATTGCTTGTGAGAAAACAAATCGTCATGCAATGCTAATGGAACTAGACCCTAAATACTGTGATGTAATAGTAAAGAGATGGGAAGATTTCACCGGCAAGAAAGCCGTACTGTTAGCAGACAGTTAACAGTTCCCCTTAAGAAAACAGATTATGAGCCACGAGCATATTCCTAGTGAAGAAAACAAGCGGATAGTCGAGACATCGGCAGGACTAGGCTTGCCCCATGAGCAGATAGGCGCATTGATTGGCATTGATGATAAGACGCTGCGGAAACATTATCGGACTGAGCTAGACGTAGGTAAGGCTAAAGCCAGCGCACAGATAGCCAAGACGCTGTTTAGCAAGGCTCAGGGCGGGGATACGACTGCGTTGATCTGGTGGACTAAGGCTCAGATGCGATGGGCTGAGACGCAGAAGCAAGAGGTTACTGGCGCTAACGGTGGCGCACAGGAAATGGTCGTCCGATGGGGCGGAAAGGCTAAAGATGACGTACAAACAGACTAACTGCCCGATGTGCAGCGCGTTCCTAGTGAACAACAAGTGCTTGAACTGCGGATACGTTAAGTGACTGAGATATGGCTTCCGTTGAACCATAACCCTGATTACGAGGTAAGTAATACGGGCAAAGTCCGATCAATCGATAGGATAAAGCCGCTTTTGTCTCGCTGGGGGATGATGACAACTAGGAAACACAAGGGGAGAGAATTAAGGCCTAGTGTAGCCGGAAGTGGATATTTGACTGTGAATTTCCAAATGCGCGGGAAAAAATACTATATCCATAGGCTTGTTGCAGAGCATTTTATTGACGGGGATAGTTCCCTTGAGGTGAATCATAAGGACGGGGATAAAAAAAATAATTACGTTAGTAATTTGGAATGGGTAACGAGGAAGGAAAATAGCATCCACCTTACTCACGTTTTGGGCTGTAAAAAGGGTCAATTTATGTTGGGTGGTGGGCGACACACATGACAAATGAGATCATTATTAACTACAGTCCAAGGGAGCAGCAGGAGGAAATCCACCATGCCATTGAGCAGCATCGTTTTACTGTGGTGGTTGCCCATCGTCGTATGGGAAAGACTGTTAGCGCAATCAATCACCTTATCAAAGCCGCGATAGAGTGCGACAAGCCTAATCCTCGGTTTGCATATATTGCACCTACCTACAGCCAAGCCAAGAGAGTCGCTTGGGATTACCTACTAGAGTACACAAGGCCGCTTAATGCAACTGCCAACATTGCTGAGTTACGGGTTGATTTTTGGGGGCGTAGGGTTAGTCTTTATGGGTCTGACAATCCTGATAGCTTGCGCGGTCAGTATTTCGATGGCGTGGTTATCGACGAAGTTGGCGATCAGAATCCGAGAATTTGGAACGAGATCATCCGACCTGCTCTTTCCGATCGTCTTGGGTGGTGTGCTTTCATTGGTACTCCTAAAGGCGCAAATTCCTTTCAAACTCTAGCCGATAGAGCCAAGTCCGAGGAAGGTTGGAAGTACCTAGAGTACAAGGCTAGCCAGACCAAGATACTGCCTGAGTCCGAGCTTAAAGCTGCCTATCGAGAGATGGGAGAGGACAAGTACAACCAAGAGTTCGAGTGTTCCTTTAACGCAGCGGTCGAGGGTAGTTACTATGGGAAACTTATTAACGACCTTGAGAGGGATCATCATATTACTGATTTTCCTCGTGACGATCTGTGTCGTAGCTTTACTGCATGGGATTTGGGCATGGGTGACTCTACAGCTATATGGGTTGCTCAGGTGGTTGGAAAGGAAATTAGACTCCTTGATTGCGTCGAAAATCATGGGCAAGCGTTAGATTGGTACGTTAATTGGCTAAGAGACAACAAGTACGAGGGATTTACCCATATCCTGCCCCATGACGTACAGGTAAGGGAGCTAGGCACAGGCAAGAGCCGTAAGGAAGTCTTAGAGGAAGCAGGGCTGTCCATAACGGTTGCGCCTAGATTGCCTGTAGCTGACGGAATTCAGGCTGTGAGGAGACTATTGCCTCGGTGCTGGTTCCATCCGAGGACTAAGCAGGGGCTAGATGCCTTACGGAACTACCGCAGGGAACACGACGAGAAACGGCAGATATTCTATGAAAAGCCGTTGCATGACTGGTCTAGCCATATGAGTGACGCTTTCAGATACCTAGCGATAGGTCTTGACGAGGGCGATAGTTCGTGGCAGACATCGTTGCCAATTTCAACGAAATGGATTGTATAATAAGCAAAACCCATAAGGATTTGCTATGAAGATGGATGAGGGTCAAATCAAGGGGATTATCGAGAATGAGATCGATAACTCCATCGGTTACATTGATACCGAGACTACGGATCAGCGATCCAAAGCACTAGAGTATTACCTGCGTTATCCGTATGGCAACGAGGTAGAAGGCCGTAGCCAGATCGTAACCGGAGAAGTAGCCGAAGCAATAGATGGATCTCTCCCGCAGCTAATACGTGTTTTTACGACAACAGAGGATATTGTCTCCTTTGAGCCTCAGACTCCAGAAGATGAGGAGTCCGCTAAACAGGCTACCGACTACTGTAACTGGGTGTTTTACCGTGAGAACGACGGTCTAATCATCCTGCATAACTGGTTCAAAGATGCGCTGATGATGAAGGTTGGCGTGGTCAAGGCGTACTGGGAAGCCAAAGAGGACGTAAATAAAGAGTCCTACAAGAACCTGACCGAGGACGAGCTAGCCCTATTGCTGTCTGATCCTGCCATTGAGGTAGTGAGCCAGAAGGTTGAGATGGTTGACGGTGGTGTGGATATGATGGGTATGCCTGTCCAGATTCCTTACTACTCGGTCAAGGTCAAGAAGGTTAAGAAGTACGGCTGCGTCAAGATTGAGAACGTACCGCCGGAAGAATTCCTAATTAGCAAATCGGCAAGAACTATTGAGGATAGCCCGTTCGTAGCTCATCGTCGCTTGATGACTCGTTCGGAACTCATAGCGATGGGTTTCGACAAGGACATCGTAGAGGGATTGCCTAGCTACGACGATCTTCAGTTCACGACTGAGCGTATTGCTCGATTCAGTCAGGGTGAGCAGCCGGATGAGAACATCAGCCTAGACCCAACGATGCAGGTTGTTGAGGTCTACGAGTGCTACATCAAGATCGACGTTAATGGTGATGGTATCGCTGAGTTGCGGAAGATTGTCTATTCTGGCAACGAAATCCTAGATGACGAAGAATGTGATCTAGTGCCGTTCCATAGCCTGTGTCCTATCCCGATCCCGCATAAGTTCTTTGGTCAGTCTCTAGCAGACCGGACGATGGACATCCAGCTAATCAAGTCTACGGTTACAAGACAGATGCTGGATAACCTGTACCTAACGAACAATGCCCGTTTGGGTGTGGTTGATGGTCAGGTCAACTTGGATGATGCTCTTAATGCAACTCCGGGTGGCATTATCCGTGTTAAGTCGGCTAATGCGATTGTGCCTATCGAGGTTCCTGCTGTAACGGCTCAGGCTTTCCCATTGCTTGAGTACATGGATAGCGTTCAGGCCAAGCGTACAGGTGTTAGCGACCAGCAGCAAGGTCTTGATCCTGACGTAATGAACAACGTATCGGCTACGGCTATTGCAGCCATGATGAAGTCTAACTCTGGCAAGCTGGAGTTGATTGCTCGAATCTTTGCTGAGACAGGCGTTAAGAGCTTGTTTAAGGGGATTCTGCACCTATTGGGCAAGTATCAGGATCAGGCCAAGATTGTCCGCATGAGAGGTCGATTTGTAACGTTTGACCCTCGGACATGGACGAATCAGTACGATGTGGCGATTAACGTCGGTCTTGGTTCAGGAGATCGTGAGCAGAAGCTAGCCATGTTGCAGATGATCCTCGGAAAGCAAGAGCAGATTCTGACTCAGTTTGGCGCATCGAATCCTGTGGTATCTGTGGCTCAGTACCGCGATACCTTAGCGAGACTGATTGAATCGGCTGGTTTCAAGGATGCCAAGGCGTTTATTAACGAGATCAGTCCAGAGCAGAACGAGGCATTGTCTCAGCCACAGCCACCTGCTCCAGATGCTCAGGCTGAAGTAGCTCAGATGCTAGCTCAGGTAGAGAGAGAGAAGACCGAGGCGAAGGCTCAGATTGAGGCTGCAAAACTAGAACTGCAGAGAGAGCAACTAGAGGCAGAGTTCACCCGTAAGGGTATTGAATTGTCGATGCAGAAGGAGCGTACTGCTTCTGAGATGCGAATTAAAGAGGCTGAGTTGGCTGTTAAACAACTACAGGCTATCTTGGCGATGGACATTGCTGACGAGGACAGCCGTAACAAACAGGCTGACATTGTCCTAAAGGCGATTAAAGAGCTAGGTAATATGAATAAGGGTATGAATGGACAAATCCCAATGGGCTGAACACTTACTGAGGGATGAGGGCTTCCAGATGATGATGGAAGAACTCCGATCAGTAGAGGTCAGTAAGTTTGCGATGAGTGCTGCTAGCGAGGCTAACGTAAGGGAAGATGCTTACCACCAGCTAAGGGCATTAGAGAAGATTGAAGCCTACCTTGAAGGATTATCGGCACAGAAGCTGATAGACGAAAAGCGGCTGAAAATTTTGTAACTGAGTCGGGCAGTTCCCGATATAATTTAGGAAACAATATATGAGCGATACTGGAAGTATGACCCCGGAAGGGAATACTCAGTTAGACGTAGGTGGTGCAGCCGACGCTATCATGGGTCTTATGGGTACGGAAGAAGGCTCCGAACAGGAACAACCTGAAACCCAACTCGAAGCCAATGATAGCGAAGCCGAATCCGAGGAATCTTACGATGAATCGGAGGTAGAACAAGATGAAGGCGAGGATGAGCAAGAGGAGCCTCCGAAATACAGGGTGAAAGCCGCTGGTGAGGAACGTGAGGTAACCCTTGATGAGCTTATCAAGTCTTATCAACTTGGCACAGACTATACGAAGAAATCGCAAGCAGTAGCTGAAGAACGCAAGGTTGTTGAGGCCGAACGCCAGCGTATCGAGGAAGCTAGGTATCTCCGCGACCAATATGCGGAACGGTTGCAGGTCATTGAGCAGATGCTTAACCAGCAGCCGGAAACTGAGAATCTGGACTATCTGAAGGAAACCGATCCAATCGGTTACGCAGTTAAGGTCGCAGAACTGTCTCAGCGGGAGAAGCAACTAGCCCAAGTTCGAGCAGAACAGGCTAGGATTTATGAGCAGCAACAGAGGGAGCAGCAGGAGCAACTTGGTCAGGTAGTACAGGCTGAGTCTCGTAAGCTGGCAGAGGTAATCCCTGAGTATGCTGACCCGCAGAAGGGCGAGACATTACGTCGTGAACTCCGTGAATTCGGAATGAAGGCGGGATTCTCAGATCAGGAATTAGCGAATGTTTATGATTCGCGAGCAGTATTAACGTTGTGGAAGGCAATGCAGTACGACAAGCTACAGTCTGCAAAGCCGGGAATCACGAAGAAGGTTAACGAGGCTCCGAAGGTAATGAAGTCGGGAGTTTCACAGCCTCGTGATAGCAGCGACGAGATGAAGAAACTTAAGGCTAGGGCAAAGCAGACCGGAAGGGTCGCTGATGCCGCTAAAGCATTTGAACGTTTTTTATAAGGAACTATCATGCCTACATTTACAGCACATACCGCGATTGGTCAGCGGGAAGATTTGACCGACATCATCTATGACATCTCGCCAACTGAGACACCATTCATGTCTTCGATTGGCAAGACCAAAGCTACTGCCGTGTATCACGAGTGGCAGACTGACTCGCTGGCTGCTGCTACTACTGCTAACGCTGCGATTGAAGGTGCTGACGCTACATCGGCAACTCTGGCTCCTACCGTTCGCCTTGGTAACTACACCCAGATCATCCAGAAGACCGTTCAGGTTTCTGGTACTTTGGACACAGTAAACAAGGCTGGTCGTAAGTCCGAAAAGGCTTATCAGTTGGCTAAGGCTTCTGCTGAACTGAAGCGCGATCTGGAGACTATCCTGCTGGCTAACCAAGGTCGTTCGGCTGGTACATCGACTATCGCTCGTAAGCTCGGTTCGATCCTGTCGTGGATCAAGACTAACTCGGACAAGGCTTCTGACGGTTCCGATCCAGCAACTATCGGCGTATCGACTCGTACTGACGGTACTCAGCGTACCTTCACCGAGGCTCTGCTGAAGACTGTTGTTTCGGAAGTGTATGTCTCCGGTGGTTCGCCGAAGATTCTGATGGTTGGTGCTGCTGGTAAGCAGAAGGTATCGTCGTTTGCTGGTATCGCTGCACAGCGTTACATGGCTCCCGGCAATACTCCGACCACTATTATCGGTGCGGCTGACGTTTATATGTCGGACTTTGGCACGATGTCGGTTGTTCCTAACCGCTTCATGCGTACCCGTGATGCTCTGATCCTTGATCCTGAGTACGCAGCACTTGCTTATCTCCGTCCATTCCAGACTAATGATCTGGCTAAGACTGGTGACAGCGAGAATACTCAGCTTCTGGCTGAAGTTACTCTGGAAGTCAAGAACGAAGCTGCTCATGGCATCGTTGCTGACCTAGATATGGCTCTGTAATAAGTAGCAACTCTCCCCTGCCTGATGGTGGGGGAGAACTACGAAAGGATTTATGAGTACTCCGATACGGACTCAGACAGCATTTGAAGACGGTGATGGTGGGATTGTCATCGAGACTAAGCAGGATGTAACCGAGATTATTGAGGCCAATAAGCGACAACTGGACTTTGACAAATCTCGACAAGGACACCTAAACGAGCTTCATCACGTAGCCAGAATACCCTTTACGGTGATTGACGTACTGAATCAGCAAGGGATTATGAAGGGCTTTAACGTGGTGGATGAGATCGGATTTGCTAGGTGGCTGAACGATCCTGATAATGCTGTCTGGAAAACGTACCGGGGAACTGTATGAGAGTAGGAGTTTGCGTACCGTGTAGGGATGAGGTTCATACTGGTTTTGCTTTTGACTTTGCGAGGATGACAGCACACGATGCGTCAGTTCGTTGCAAGGACGGTAAGGGTGGGTTAAGCCTTTACACAATGCCGGGGACGCTGATTTTCGATCAACGGGAAAAGTTAGCGCAGGTTGCTTTAGGTGAAGGGTGTGACGCATTGCTGTTTATCGATAGCGATATGCGTTTTCCACACGACATCATTAGCATCATGTTAAGCCGCAATGTGCCTATCGTTGGGGTTAATGCTACGACTCGGAGAAAGCCTGTCACACCTACGGCAAAGGTTTTGACTAGGTACATGGATGGGGATACTGAGGTTCGTAAGTGGTCGAATGTAGATTCTCGCGGTAAAGAGGGAATTGAGGAGGTTACAGCGGTTGGGTTTGGTGCTGTAATGATCCGTAAGGAAGTATTTGAGAAGACTGGTAGACCTTGGTTTGATGCTGGATGGGGTTCTAACGGTGTATGTGGTGAGGATGTATATTTCTGCGTCAAGGCTGGTTCTGAGGGCTTTCAGACGTATGTAGACCATGAGCTATCGATGCACATTAGGCACATAGGTACATACGAATATGGCTGGAAGGACTTTGAGCAGTTAGAGGAATAAATATGCCATTTGCAAGCTATTCGGAACTAAAGACTACGGTAGCGAATTATCTAGCCCGTAGTGATCTAACATCGGTGATACCCGACTTTATCCGACTAGCTGAGGAAAGGCTACGTCGAGACATTCGGACTCGGCAGATGTTGATTGTCGCAACGGCATCGACTACAGGTGGGGATTCTACTGTTGGATTACCTACAGACTTCTTAGAGATGCGCGATATTCACCTGAACACTAATCCGGTGACTACATTGCGCTACAAGGCTCCTAATTCGTTCTACGCTGAGTCTAGGGTTACAGAGGGTGGTAAGCCTGTCGATTACACGATTCTAGGCTCTGAGATACAGCTAGCACCATCTCCAGACGGTACTTACGTTCTCCAGATGTTGTACTACGGCAAGCCACCATTATTGTCGGATACGAACGCTAGCAACATCTTCCTAGCTAACTATCCTGATGCTTTGCTGTATGCGTCACTAGCGGAAGCAGAGCCGTACCTAATGAATGATGCCCGTATCCAGACATGGGCAACCTTATACGATCGTGCTGTAACGGCGATTACGAACTCTGACCAATCGAGTGAATACAGCGGTCAGCCTATGTCTATGTCTTATAACGTGAGGTAAATCATGGCAGAGATGTCGAATTATCTTGAGAACGCGCTTATTAACGCGACTCTGAGAAACACAAGCTACACCAGTCCGTCAGTCGTTTATTTGGGTCTGTTTACCAGCGATCCAACAGACGCTAATACGGGTACTGAAGTATCTGGCGGGTCTTATGCTCGTCAATCTATTACGTTTGGCGCACCTAGTAACGGCGTATCAACAAACTCTGCTGCGATTGAGTTCCCTGCTGCAACTGGATCATGGGGTACAGTTGGCTGGATCGGCATCATGGATGCCTTAACAACTGGAAACTTGCTCTATCACACAGCTTTAGATGCGTCTAAGACGATTGACACGGGCGATATTTTTAAGATTGCGATTGGTAATCTATCTGTGACACTTGCTTAAATTATGTTCGGCATAAGCGCATTTTCGCAGACACCATTTTCCTCCTTAGCTGGAGGGGTTGTTCTATTTGGTACTGCGAGTGTAAATGCGTCTGCCACAGTTACTGCCGATGCAACAAGGATACGAACTAATTCAGGGTCAGTAAGTTGTGTAGCTACCGTTTCTGCTAATGGTGGCAAATTATCTAATGCTGTTGCTTCAGTTAATTGTTTAGCAACGGTATCTGCTAGTGCGACTGCGATATATTCAGAAAATGCCTCTGTTAATGCAACTGCAACAGTATCGGCATTAGGAACACGCATACAGTTCGGCAATGCTGCTGTTGCCTCTAATGCAACTGTTACTGCTGACGGAAACAGAATCAGGACTTCATCAGCTTCTGTCGCAGCGCAAGCAACTGTCACAGCTAATGGCGGTGTGGTTTATCAAGGCAATGCTTTAGTTAATGGTGTGGCAACTGTTGTATGTACTGGCGGGTTAGTTCTTTCTGGAATAGGCTCTGTTAATGCGTTAGCGACTATTGTTGCAAATGGCGGGATAGTTGGCGAGGAATGGTCGGATGTTGTTCCTGAAGCAAATACATGGACTGAGCAAACTGCGGTTGATAATACTTGGACTGAAATAAATCCAAGTTCAAGCACTTGGGATGTAGTTGCAGCAAATAGCAACACATGGACACAGGTGAGTGGAAGTTCTAATAACTGGTCGAGGGTGTAATGCCACTTGTTTTAGCTGATCGTGTAAAAGAAACGACTACAACTGCGGGAACTGGAACACTTACGCTTGCTGGTGCGGCTAATGGTTTCCAATCTTTTGCCGCTATTGGCAACGGCAATACAACTTTTTACACAATAGTTGATAGTAACGCTGGCACTTGGGAAGTAGGGATAGGCACATATACGGCATCTGGAACAACTCTTTCCAGAGATATCGTATTGTCAAATTCATCAGGAACAACCACACAAATCAATTTTGCAAGTAATAGCAAAGATGTTTTTGTTACCTACCCAGCAAGTAAGTCAACATACGAAGATGAGGGTAACGCTGTATATGGTGGTGCTGGTACTGCGGCTATTTACTTGACTGCCAGCACAATAAATGCGAATACAACGATACCAGCTAACTACAACGGAATGAGTGCAGGGACTGTAGCGGTTGCAAATGGTGTAACGCTAACGATAGCTGATGGTTCTAGATTGGTAGTTGTTTAAGGGTTATACATGGCAACAATAATCACAGCAGGAAATGCCACAAACGGGTTAAAAATAACTCCCGATAATACCGGCATACTAGAACTCAAGACGGGTACAGGTGCGGGTACGACTGCTTTGACGTTAAACGCTTCGCAAAATGCGACGTTGGCAGGTACTTTGCAAGTAGCAGGTGTAACGACTAGTTTGTATCCGATTGTGTCGGGTACCGCTGTTGCTTCGACGTCCGGTACGTCGATTGAATTCACTGGCATACCGTCGTGGGCAAAGCGGATTACGGTGATGTTTAGCGGGGTTAGCACAAACGGCGCAAATCCGCTTCAAGTTCAGTTAGGAACTTCTAGCGGGTATGAAATAGCTTCATATAACGCCACGGCTGGCGTAGTTACTGGAGGATACCCCGGTGTAGCAGCCGCTATAAATTTTACTACTGGTTTTGGGATGGAATACACCTCTCAAAGTTCTGCGTTTTTGGTTAGTGGACATATGGTTCTTACAAATATCTCAGGAAATATATGGGTTGCTAGTGGCGTTATCGGGACAAGTTCTACCGGAACTTTGTTTTTATTTTCAGGGAATAAAACAACCGGAGCAGCATTAGATAGAGTGCGCGTAATTGGTAGTGCAAGCGGAAATCCATCCGACACCTTCGACGCTGGCACCATCAACATCATGTGGGAGTAAAAAATGACCGCAGGTATTAAAGCGAATGTTGATGGAAGTGCATCCGTTCAGGTAGGCGGTACAGATTTTATAACCACGACATCTGGTGGCGCAGTAACTATACCGGGAACACTTACAGTTACTGGTGCTGTTACGCTTTCAAATACTTTAGGTGTAGCTCAGGGTGGCACAGGTCAAACATCTTATACCGACGGTCAGCTTTTAATTGGCAATACAACTGGCAACACACTTACTAAAGCCACATTAACTCAAGGTAATGGGCTATCGATTACTAATGGTGCTGGAAGTATTACGGTTAACATGGGTACGCCAAGCACTCTAACTAACACAACAACAAATTCTGCATCAGGCACAACTCACTCTCATGAGCTTACTGGTGAACTTGTAGAAACGACTTCTGGTAGCCCACTTTATTATGGTGCAAGAGCGTGGGTTAATTTTAACGGTACAGGTACAGTTGCTATAAGACGATCAGCTAATGTAACAAGTATTACAGATAACGGTGGACTTGGCTGGTACTCGGTGAACTTTGCAACTGCTATGCCTGATGAACAATATGTGACTGTTGGTTCTACTGGGCAGTCAATTCTTGCGTTGTTCAACCCATACATAAACACATCAAACGTCATTGTTGCGCCAACTGCGTCAACCTTTACTTTTATAACGAGAACCCCGTCAACAGCCACCATAGACGTAACATACAACCTTGTAGCTGTTTTTCGTTAAAGGTCAGTCATGCAACCTAGAATAATTTACGAAAATGATGAAGGCGGGATTTCTATCGTAGTGCCTTCACCAGAGGCTTTGCAAACATTTACAGTTCAGCAAATTGCTTTCAAGGATGTCCCTACTGGTAGGCCGTTTAAGATTGTTACAACGGATGATATTCCCTCTGATCGTACATTCCGTAGTGCATGGGAGGTAGACCCTTCTATTTTGACTGATGGAGTAGGTGCTGATTACGGTATTGGCTCTACAAAAGATGTTATCGGGTGGGATGAAAATAACAATCCCATTCTTAGAGGAGATGTGGGATGACTGTAGTTATTGATGGTACGAACGGTATATCAGGCGTAGATGGTACTGCGTCCAACCCTTCCTATGAAGGCACAGACAGCAACACGGGCATATTCTTTCCTGCTGCGGATACGATTGCGTTTGCTGAAGGTGGCGTGGAGGTCGGTCGATTTGATTCTAGTGCTAACTTTCAATTCAACTCTGGCTATGGTTCTGTAGCTACGGCTTACGGCTGTCGTGCATGGGCAACTTTTACTCCTTCAACAGGAACGATATTAGCAAGCGGAAATATGACAAGTGTTTCAAGAAATAGTATAGGTAACTACACCGCTACTTTTACTAATGCAATGCCAGACGAGAATTACGCGATGGCACTTGGTATAGCAAACGATGGTGCTGGTAACTCACGAAACTATTATGGTGTCACAAGTAAAACGGCTAGTGCGTATAGGTTTTCTGCTAATGCGAATGGAACTGCATTTGACCCACCAAATATGTCTGTAGCCATTTTCCGATAAAAGGTAATTATGAGCCAAGTAATTATTTACCCAAACGATGAAGGATGGCTAACAGTAGTTTATCCTGCTGCTGAGTGTGGTCTGCCTATTGAAGAAATAGCAAAAAAAGACGTATCAGCAGGTAAGCCCTATCGCATCATTGATGCCGCACTACTGCCGCAAGATAGTACGTTTTTTAACGCATGGGAGGCTGATTTTAGCAATCCAGATGGCATAGGCGCGGACTACGGTATCGGCTCTGATAATGTTGTTATTGCTTGGGACGAAAACAATAAACCTATTATTAGGGAGGTAGCATGATTACGATTAACCTCAATAAGGCCAAAACAATAGCTCACGATATGCGTCGTGCTGCTCGTGCGGAGGAGTTCAAACCGCATGATGAGACTATTATGAAACAGATTCCCGGCGTGGATGCTCAAGCAGTAGAAGCGGAGCGACAAGCAATTCGAGAAAAATATGCAGCAATGCAGATTGCTATTGATTCGGCTAATTCTCCAGAAGAAATTAAAGCAGTTATTAACGTATAAACATAAATTATGGCTACGACAAAGCTAACTTTTGGAGAATGGTTGCCAGATCAGCCCGGAGTAACAGGGGCGATTACTGACGCTAAGAACTGTTATCCCGTTGCTAACGGCTATGCGCCTTTTAGGTCTGAGGCTGATTATTCTGATGCTGCTGCTCAGAATTTGCTTATTACGTTTGGTGGCAAGTTCGGCGGTGAGGTGGCTTTATTTGCTGCTGGAGCAACTCAGGTTTACAAGTTTGACTCGTCTGATGCTAGTTTAGATGCGGTAACAACAACGGGGTATTCAACGGTTGAGAGTTGGGATGTAACGCAGTATGGGTCTAAGATGATTCTGGCTAACGGTCAGGATAAGTTGCAAGCCTATGAGATTGGCGTATCAACTTACTTTGCTGACCTAGCTGCTGCTGCTCCTACGGCTAAGTTTGTGACTGTGGTTCGTGATTTCGTTGTTGCGGCTAACGATGGA